GGGGATTTGGCGGAACGCTCCGATGCGGATATCCGGACCGAAACTGTGCATGACCGTCACCAGAAATCCGTCAGGATGACTGATCGTCTGGTTCTTGATCACTACATAGTTCTGCCCGGGACCCACAAGGTACTCAGACGCCAAGACCTCGTACTTCTTCGGGGAATAGTACGGGACCGTCACCTCCGTCCCCCTGTTCCCACCGAAGAAGGAGACAGGGGTGAGAGTAGGCGTGATAATCTCGTTATTCCCACGCCCCGTTTGGCATCGCTTGGAGACGAAGATATAAGCTTCCGACGTATTGCAGAAAATCTTGTACCGTTCGCTCGCCGCAATCGCAACAAAGGGCGCTGCGTAGTAGTTGGCGTAAGTCAAAAGGTCCTCCTCGTTAGGAGTCGCGACGGGTGGTGGGGACGGATACAAAATCGGAGTCCCTGGATGCGGCGACATCAACTCAGTAAGCGCAAGAGAGGGTTTCTGTAAGAGTGCCCTAAACGACTCGATCTTCTCGCCAAAGAAGAGCTTGTCACCAGGAAAAGGACCCGAAGGTGACACCAAAACCACCTTCGTCTCAGGGTCATCTCCATCGTCGTCCCCGATAGCTCCCTGGAAGTAGATCCCGGACTGGAGGGGTTTGCTGACAGGGTTGACTCCGTCGCTGGCCACATACGGGAACTCATCCCGAGGCATACCAAAGTCCATGTTCTTGCAACGAGCGAAGACAGTAATCTCCACATTCGCAGGAGTAGCCTGTGCGACGAGCGGATTCACCACTAAGATGTGGAGAAAACCGTTAGTCTCACCGACGGGAACAATGGGCATGCCATCATAGATGGGGGTACACCTCAAGTAAGGCCGCTCACGGATGAAACCTACATCTAGATGGAGGTCTCCACCGGAGCTAACGTCGTAGATGGTGTTGTAGGAGACGTTGGTAATGTCACCCGAGATCGTCGCCGACGTGGGAAGGTACGCGATCTGGAGCGATCCACGGTGGAGTTTACTCACGGGGATCACAAACTTGTACTCCATATCGCCCCTCCAGTACTCGAAGGTAAGACCGAAGAAACCAGCAGGAGTGAGGTTCATCTGCCTCTCATCTCCGGAGTGGTAGAAGGGGGTGATGGGGACCTGCGCTAGAAC